GTTTCCTTACGACGAAGACGAGGCAGAGGACGAGCCGGCCGCAGACTTCCAGCCGCTGTATGCCTGAGATGCACCGCCGAACGCAGACAGCGCGGATTTGATGACGCCAGTCTGCCCCGCCTTGAGCGCATCGGCCGCGCCCTGCTGCTCAAAATAGGCCTGCGTGCGGAGGTTGGTCGCCTTGCTGTCGGCGTTCAGGATCGTGTTGAGCGCGTCGCTCTCAGAATTCTGCGTGATCTTCGTGCGCACGTCCTGCGCGGTCGAGCTGCTCACATCGACACCCGACGCCGCGAGCGCTCCGTTAGCCTGGCCTACGGTGCTATCGCCTTGCATGCGGATGCGCTTTGCCGTCTGATATCCCGACGACTGGATCGAATTGGCGCTCTGCTGATCCTGCGTCGCCTGGGCGTCCAGTTGTGTGGCCTGTGCCTGTGCCTGCTGTTTCTGCCCTTGCGCGTTGAGTACCGCGCCTCCTGCCTGCGCCACCAGTGCGAGCCAAGCCATGTGTCACCCCAGATTTGAGAGAGCGGCGCCGATCACGCGCAGATTGATTCCGAGACGACGGGCGATCGCAACGTAGAGCCCGATCGTCCGTTCCTGATTGATGCCGGAAGTGATGCCGACGTTGATGTTCACAACTGGTGCCAGCGATGCAGCCCACTCAAGGTAGGCCCGGATGAGGCCCGCGCCCGAGAATCCGCCGCGGTGCGCCGGAAGAACCAGCAGGCCATAGTCGAACGTCAGCGGCAGATCGGAAAACCAGTCCTCGCCAATCCCGCACGCGATGGCGCCGATGATCTCGCCGTCGCGCTCGGCAACAAAGATGGCGCCGCGCCCGTCGAGCAGCGCGGCGAACAGCGTGCGCACCTTTTCCTCGATGAACCCGAATGAGGCGAAGCGCCCTTCAGCGACCAGCGCGCTCGCCATTTCGAGCAGGACTGGCATGTCTTCGTGTGTTGCTGGTCGGATCATGGCTTACCCGTTATTGACCGTGAAGTGACGGATGAACGCCAGCACGTACCACTGATACGGCTGGTCCTGTTTGAGCGAAATCTCGGACTTCTCATCCCACCCGGCGCGGGAAATGACCTTGTCGCCAGTGAACGGCGCGGGCGCCTTGTCGAGCACATCGATGCCGAACTGCTGGAATGCGATGCGCTGGTTGTCCACCATGCAATTGACCGATTCGAGCATGCGGATAATCGCGTCGCCGCTGCGCATCTGATTGCCCTGCGAGGTGGTAATGCCGCCGCTCACGTTCGGCGACAGGGTGACGATCTCGCTGTCGTAGTGCAGCCCGACCTCGATCTCGTACGCGATGCGCGGAATGGTGATCTGGCCGCCGGTAACGGTGAACTGCCCGAGAAACACGCCGTCGCCCTTCACGTCGCACGCCTTGCCTTCCAGAAGGCTGAGGCCATCCCAGACGGTTGCGCCGGAAGCATTGGCCCCGAGGATCGCGCTGTCGGTCATCACGTCCTGATCGAACTGCTCGATGTACTGGACGGTCGTCCCGTTGATGGTCCGCTGAACGACGAACTGCACGATGTCGGCGTCTTCGCCAGGAATCACGCAGACCGACTTGAACAGGCCATCGGTCGTATGCCGCGCGAACCCGCAGACGTTGTCGTCCCGGTCGTAGGTGAGGCTCACGAGCACGCCGTCGCTGCGCACCATCCAGACCACCGGATTCGGCTCGGCCTGAAACGCCATGTCGATGATGCCGGGCCCGGTGATGTGCGAGGCGAGGCGCGTCAGGTTCTGCGAGCGGAACGAATCGGTATTGAAGTCGTAGGCCATCGAACGGATCTTCTTGCCGGCGCGTTGCGCGTAGATCAATTCATTCGCGACGCGCACCGGCCGCGCCTGCGCGCACCCGAAGATCGATTGGCTCTTGATGCTGATGTTGGTCGGCGTGACCGCCGCGCTGCTGCCGCCATCGACCGTAAATTCCTCGCCCTGCGTGAGCACCGTGAGAATGCGCGACGACGCCAGATGCTGGATCTCGTTGACCTGATCGGACGAGGCGCCGTACGAGAACGCGTCGTCGTCATTCGTGCCCGGCGTGTAATCGAAGTACAGGCCGATCCCGCTCGCCCAGATGGTCTCCGGGAAGTTCGTCGAGCCCGCCGCGTAGAGCCGTTGCTGGTAGAGGCTGACCGCTCGCGGATAGCCGTCAACCGGATTCCACACGGCCGACTTGAGCGACCAGCTATCGGCCGGCGCCGTGATCGTTGCGTCGAGCGCCTTCAGTATCTTGCCGAAAACTTTGGAGGCAGATGTTACCGCCGTGATCTGCACGAGGCCGCTGTTGATCGACACATAGCTGCCGATGTCCGTCCCGCGCCACGCTGCGCCGACGCCGTACTTATAGACGGTGCCGAGCGTGCCCCCGGCGAGCAGGCTGCCGTTGAAGGTGAACGTGATCGTCGTCGAGTTGGGAGTCGAGGCAACGGTGTAGAGCCCGTCCAGCCCGGCCGACTCGAATCCGGAAAGCACGATCTGGTCGCCATTGCTCAGGCCATGCGGATCGTAGAAAACGAGCGTCATCGTCGTGCTGGTGAGCGACACCGAATAGACGCTCTGCGGCGGCCCATCAGCCGTCAGCGCAATGCCGCCATCGACCGGCGTGCTGTTCGACGGGGAGATCGCGACGCGCGGCGACTGATCCATCTTCCAGCCGTTTGCGGCGATGCTATTGGAATCGAATGCCGACGACGTCGAGATCGTGACCGTCGAGGCGCTCGTTACTGCGGTGATCTCGGCAAGACCGGACCCGGCGATGATGTTGCGGCCAATGTCGCTGGCGATGAATACGCCGTCCGACGCGGTTGCGGTCGCAGCGCCGACAGCGGTGCTGCTCAGAAAAAGGGCAGCGGCCGGGCGAAAGCCGATTTCATCGATCGGGCCCGGATCGAACGGAGCGTCTCCGATCGTCCACGCTGACGACGAGAGCCGCACCAGACGCTTGATCGGGAAGTTCTCGTTCGCCATGAACATGGTGTCGGAGCCCTGCGCGAACTCCACGCCAAAGACCTGATCCTGACTGTAGGGCGTATCGATCTCGACCGGCGCGGCGGAAATCTGGATCTGACCGGCAGCGGTATAGAACCGCGCATACAGATCGCCCAGTTCCAGCATGTAGGCCTGCGCCTTGTTGAATACGAAAGGGATCAGCCGCGTGGTGCGATCCGGGTATTTCGCCACCGCGATCGTGCGCAGACCCGGCCGCCGACGGCCGCCGCCCTGAACCTGCGGCACCGTGTTCAACATCGTCTTGGCACCGTTAGCATACCGGTCGATGTCCACGTGCCCGGCCAGATCCGGCGACAGCTCGCCCGCGTTGAAACTCGTCTGGATGATGGTGATTTTAGGCATCGCTCACCGCCCCGGTACGCTGCGATAGCCGTTCAGGCGGTTAGTCAGCAGCGGGAAGTCGCCGAGCGTCTCGTCCTGATCGTCCTGCCCGTTGATGGCCTTGGCCTGCTTGAGCGTCATCTGGTACTTCGCTTCCATCGTCTGTTGCATCGACGCCGACTGCGTGATCGGATACGCGAGAACGGCGGTCATGCAGGCAGTGACGACCGCAATCAGCTCCGCGTCCCACGTTGTCTCATTCCTGTTGTCGAACACGTAGACGAGCGGCAGCGACGTCGCATCGGTCAGGATGCGTTGACCCTCGATGGTGAACTCGGGCATGCAGCCGCGCCGGCCAATCTGGATCGTGCGCAGCCAGTCGGGCGGCAACTGGTACTGGTGCTGGTAATCGAACGCTGGTGCGTCGGTCAGCGGCGCGAGCACCACGCGCTTGACCGCGCAGTTCCACGGATGGACGCGAAGGATCTCGTCGCGCACGGCCGGATAGAGATTCGCGCACGAGTTCGCCGCGTCGGTGCCGTCCTCAAACGACGAAATCGGCTTATCGCCGAGTCGGATCAATGCGTTCGAGCAGATGGATACGCTGCTGGTCATGGCTTCCTCAAACAAAAATGCCGGAGGCGCGAGCCCCCGGCATGTTCAGCGAAACGACTTAGCCGGGTGCGCGCCGGTCAGTCGACGACGTAATCGACCGTGACTGCAATCGGCTGGCTTGCAGGCGTCGCAGCGCCCGCGATCGTGCCGTACACATCGACTTCGTACGGCGTGATGTACGACTGGCCAGCGCTCACCAGTGTGCCGGTGAGGCCGTCGACCTTCTGTGCCGACGTGATCGAGGTTGCCGCCATGAGCGCGGCCGCGTTGATCACCGTCTTGTCGGACGACTTGCGCAGGCCGAGCGACATCGTGCTCGATGCGGTGCCCGCTGCATTGTTCAGCCAGTTGCCTGTGATGCGCGCGCCTGCCGGAAGGCGACCGAAGAAGATCGTGTCGGCGATCGCAGCCGAAACGGCCGTGGCCGTGCCGACCATCACGCGCGAGCGGCCACCGCGTTCCGTGGGCGACAGCTTCGAGAGCGGCGTCGCGATCAGCTTTGCCGCCTGGGTGGAGTTTTGCTCTGCCATGGTTGCTGCTCCTTAGAACTGGTAGTCGATGGTGACGACCTTGTTTTCCTGCACGCGGACAGCGCCGTACGACTCCGAGATATAGATCTGGGTCAGGTTGCGCTTGTCGCGACGCGGGCCGATGTCGATGGTCCGCGACATGCCGGTGCCGAACTGGGTCGACGACTTCGTGTAAGCGATGGTCGTCTTCACCGTGCTCACCGTCTTCAGCGCTTCGTACGGCACCCAGTTGAAGCCGAGCCACTTGCCCGCGATGTCGCCGTCCTGCAGCATCTTCACGGCCATGAAGTCCGCGCTCGTGAGCGTCGTGTCGGCGAGGATGTCTTCGAGCATTTCTGCGTCGTAGAGCATGTACAGCTGCTCGCCGTTGTAGCTGTCCGCTTCAGCCTTGCGGAACAGCTTCTTCGCGGTGATCAGCTTCGCCTTCGTCATGCCGACGCCGCCGTCAACGATCTTCTGGCTCGACGGCAGCGAGACCGAACCGTACGGCGTCTGCTCCGCGGTGCGCGTCATCGATGCGTTCAGCAGCGAGTTGTAGATCACGACGTCTTTCGCGCGGTTCAGCGCGGCGACGCCCGACTGCGTGTACGAACCTTGCGGATCGGCCTTGAGCTTCGGCACGTCGAAGCGATCCACCGGCGTGGACCAGTCCCAGTCGCTCATCATCCCGACGCGCACGTCGGTCGGGTTGTCCTGCCATTCCGTGTCGCCGTTGCGCACGGTGACCTGGACAGCCTGGGTCGTGCCCATGTTGTTGGCGGTGAAGCTCGTGCCGGTTACGCCGCCGATGTCCGTCACGGTGGACTGAAGGCGCGAATCCTTTTGTTGCGCGACCAGCTGATAGCCGTCCGCGAACTGCTGTACAAATGCTGCGGTGATTTGGTCGTTCATGATGAACAAGCTCCCGAAGGGTTGCGATCGATGGTCTTTTCGCCATTCCGGGTATCCGTTGAACGGGCCGGTGATACGCGCTCAGGTCGGCGAACATGAGCAATCGGGCTTGTCGGGTATCCGCGCGCCACCGCGGGCCGAATGAGCGTGATATTCGGGCCGGGGCATGGTCGGAATCCCGACTGAATCGGGAGACGAAAAAAAGCCCCGCGCGAAGGCGGGGCAAAAGCGCTGCGAGGAGACTGGTTTTATGCGATCGTCTGATTGCCGTATTTGCGCTCATAGTACGCGTCGATGCGCGCGCGAGTCGCTTTATGCTGCGGGTGCTTCGGGTTCGTGTTGGCTTCGGACATCATGAGTTCCTTGACTGCATCGTCGCTCATGAAGCCCGCGCTATTGTTCTGAACCGGAGCGTCCTCGCTGAACTCGGGGCCGATTGCAGCCATCAGGCGGATGAACGTCGGGTTATTCCCGAGCCCCGATTTTTCGACATCCTCATAGCTCATGCCGGCCGCCTGCGCGATCTTGTTCGCCGCGCGGTACGACAAGCCGATCTGCTGTTCGAGCTCGTTGTCGTCGGCCCATTTCTCCTTGAGCGTCGCGACCGTCTGCTCAGAGGTCAGTTGCGAGCCACCCTGCACGAGCTGCGGCACGAGTTCGAAGTAACGCGACATGACACCGTCGAACTGCTTCTGCGTGAGGCCCAGACCGTGCATGTCGTTGCGGAACTGCGTGAACATCGGGTCGGCATTGAGGTCGCCGAACGCTTCCTTCAGCGTTTCCGGCACTGCAACCTGATACTCAGTCGCAGCCTTCGGCGGCGCATCGCCAGCACCCAGGCGTTTTTCGAGTGAACCGTGTGCTTCGGCAAGCTTGCGCGCGCTGGCTTCGATATCGAGCGCGCCGTCGTCCTTCGTGACGCGGTATTTCTCGGGGATGAAGTCGGCGGGTGCTACCGCTGCGCTTGCCGCTCCGTTTGCGCCGGCGCCGAGGACTGACCCAGCAGCATTGCCACTGCTTGCGCCCGCGACATCAGCGGAACCGCCGGTTGCGCCGGTTGCGGCCACGGCGGCGGATTGTTGAGAAGCACCGCCAGCCGCCGCATCAGCACCACCTCCGGCGGCTCCGCCAGCACCGCCAGAGCCCGCATCACCCGCCGCATCCATGAGCGCATATCGCTTCCTCAGTCCAAACATGTTTTCTCTCCTCGCCTTGCCGGCGTGTTAGTAGGACGTGCCAGCCGACCAGGTGCCGGCCGTCTTCTCGTAGATCTTGCGGCCGACTGTGTCGATCACGAGATCACCATCGGTGCCCAATCCTGCTGCCGGTTGACCCGGTGTGTTGGCCACAGAGACGTTCTTCGAGAACCGAACGTCGTACATCGGGTTGGCGGTCCAGCCGGATCCGCCGAGGGTTGAGGTTCCAGCCATGACTACTCTCCTTCCGTGGGTTCTGCGCCACTGGCGCGATTGATTTGCCTGAGAATGAATTCGACGACTTCGCGCTTACCTGACCTGAAGCACGTCTCACGATCGCCTTCGAGCCCGCCCTGCACATAGACGCGGCCGGTGAAGCGCTGCACGAGATCTTCGAGAACGAGCGTGCCGGCGGGCGTGTTGAACAGCAGGTCATAGTCGGCGGGCGTAGCCTTCTGCGGTGCGGCGCCGGGAATGTTTGCCTTCATGCCTGCGCCACCATCTTGTTAGCCACTGCCGAGCCTGCCGACTTCATGACGTCGCTCTGCACTTCCATCCCCATCTGGGCCTGAGCCTGCTGCGCCTGAGCCGCCTGCTTGCGCTTGCGGAAGTCGACAACCTGCTCGGTGGTGCGGATGATGCTGTCCGGCACGCCAAGTCCGCGTCCGGTCTGCCGCGCTGCTTCGTCCGTGTCGATGTTGTCGAGCACCGAAGGATCGACCTGTGCCATGACCGTGACGTCGCCCATGAAGCGTTCGATCGCGCTGACCTCCTCAAGCTTCTGGGCGCGCGCCAGCGGCGATTGATACTGCACCGTGAAGTTACGGCCGGCGAGGCTGTCAGGAGGCGGCGCAAAGACGCCAGCACGGTATGCGAGGCCGAAGCAGCGCGTGATCAGCGGCTGAAGGTATTCGGCCTGCAACCGGCCATAGATCGGCCCGAGCAGCTGGCGGATCAGATCGACGCGCACGTGCACTTCGGTCGCGGTCATGGCCGGGCCGTCCTGCGGCTGCAACTGGTCGGCCATCAGCGTTTTGCGGATCTGGCCTTGGAGCTTCTCGATGCGCGCTTCTGCAAGGTTGAAGTTCGCCGCGGGCTGCAACGGCTTCATGCTATCGACCGAGTTCGCAACGATGATCTTGCGCGGCCCGACCTTGACCGTGCGCGGGTTGAGCACGCCGTCGTCTTCGGCGATCCACATGCCGGAGACAGCCAGATCGAGGTTTGCGTACTCCATGCGCACAATGTCATTCACCGTGCGGATGTCGGGCAGCGCGGGGAGCACCGGGCCGACCGCATAGAAGCTGCCGGGGATCTTCTTCCACCGTGCGACGATCGCCGGCATCTCGTGATAGCCCGACTCGCGCACGACCGTCTTGCCTTCGCACGCGACCTGATACGACGCGATCGGCATGTTCTTCGCACGCAGCGCATTGACCGCGTAGTTCTGGCGCGGCTCGATGCAATGGATGAAGTCGAACTTCGTGTCGGGCTTGTTCTCGGCGGCTTCGCGGATCTTCGGCGGCAGGTTGTCGCCCTTCGCGCTGAACTTCTCGACCGCCTGCGCAGCGGTGAGCTGGTACGGGCGATAGACGGTATCGATCTGGCCGGCCGCCTTCGACGACGCGATGTAGCACTGCGCGATCGGCCATTGCTCGAAGTACAGACCGCCCTTCTCGCGGTCCTCGTCCACGTACAGCACGAACCAGCCGCCCATCAGATCGTCAATGCAGTCTGACGCTTCAGAGTCGAAGTTCGCGCTGTGGATGTTCTGCCAGAGAATCTCGCTCGACTCGTCAAGCCAGCGGCGCCCTTCGTCATCCTCGCCGTCCACGGTCAGCTTGAACCACAGCGAGTTGGCCGGCGTCATGCCCGACATGATCGACGCGTTGAGCGTGCGAGTCGCTTCCATCGCCGTGGAGTCGAAGATCCGGGCAATGGCGTGCGCAATCTCCGTTGCGTTGGTGAGCAGCGTATCGAAGCCCGACGCACGCACCGGGTCGGTCAGCAGAAAGCACTCAGTCCAGACCGTCTCGTGCTGCTGGCGGTCTGCCTTGAGTGCATCGAGGCGCTTCAGGATGCGATCGCCGAGTTCCATTCGTCAGGCCCCGAGGGTCGTCTTGCCGGTCGCCATGACCGAGGAGGTGGACGCAGCGGACGTGCTGCCGCCTGCACCGCTCGACAGCAGGCTCGAGGCGACGCGGCGTTTCTTGTCGGTCGCTGCCTGATCGTTCGCTGCCTGCGCGGCCTTCGCGTCAACTGCGGCTGCCGGATCGCTTGCAACTGTGGTGGTGGTCGCTGCTGCCGGCGCCGAGTCTTTGGTCCACAGGCCGCCCGGGTCGAGGAATTTGCTGAAGCTGAAGCCCATGATTTAGCTCACTTGAAGTTGGCGGGAAGCGCGCGCTGCGTGGTCGGCACAAGCCAGCCATCACGGCACAGGACCGGCGCGGCGATGTCGGCCGGGTCGAGTTGACTCGAATGCGGGAGAGCGGGTTCCGGGGCTTTGGCGCCGCCTGCGATTGCCTGACGCGACGCGCGGCGAGCTTCGACTGCGGCCTGCGCGCGGCGCTGCACATCGGCCTGCGACGGCAGTTCGGTATCGCCCAAGGACTTGAACATCGTCGCCATTTCGCGGCGCTTGCCGGCGATCAGCTCATCCCGCTCGTGACCGTCGAGCGCGTTCCACTCGTCGAGCGACAGGGCTGCCGTCTCGTACGCGCTGCGCACCACGTCATTGATGGGGATCTCGCGGCCGCCGACGTCCATCATCGCGTCGTCGTCGCCCATGCCTGCGATGGGTGTGGCGTTGGGATTCGTTTCGGGATCGGCCGGAGCGCCCGGCGTCTGGGTTTTGTACGTGCGAGCCATCGATCAGCCTCCGTGGGAATGGAGGCGAGTATCGGGCTGTGGGGTGGACGGAATCCCGACTAGCGACGGAAGTCTGCGGCGGTCAGCATTGCCTTGACAGTCGGCGCGCGGTCCGGGTTCTGTAGCGTAACCTGCGACCAGAAGCGGATCAGCACGACGCCAGCGGCATGACGCGGCTCGGCACCCAGATTGCGATAACCGAGCAGCGTAGATTTCGGGATCGACGTGAAGTACGCGATCTCCGAAAGCGAATAGTTCTCTCGCCGGATCTCTTCGAGAACCCGGAACCAGTCTATGCGTTGATCAGGCGAGAGTATTTCCATGCGTTAAAGCGCCTCCTCAATGCGATCGAGAATCGCGAGCAGTGCACCAAGCACCATGGCCTCGCCAGACAGCAGCTTCAGGCGCAGCGCATTGATGTGCGGCATTGCCGGGTGGTCAGTCGAATCGCTGGTAGTGGCCGCAGGCAGGGCACCACCAGCCGGTACGTTTCCCGCGTCACCCTCCGTACTGGCATCGGTGGCAGCACCATCGGGCGACATGCTGGCATCGGCGTTTGGGGAGTCACCTGACGAAACCGGTGCTGCGGCTTCCGTCGGCGTGGTAGCGGAGCCATCGGTATCGACCGCCGTCGAACCAGACGCATCCGCCGACGATGCGTTTCCCTGCTCACCTACGGTATCGGTCGACTGGCCTGCCGCGGTGTCTGCCTCTGACGATGCAGGCTGCGCAGACGATGCAGTGTCGCTTTCGGACGTGGAGGCCGCATCCGACGCAACGCCTTCCCCCGACGTTGCTGCTGCC